TGCCATAACTTTAATGTAAGCACTGCATCTTGTTCTGCATAGTAACCAACATGTTCTGCAGGTAACTTCCACATCTCTGCTTTAGGATCTATACCATGTGCTGCGGCTGCTTCTCTTAATTCTGTTTCTGCTTTTATCTCACCTAGATAATCTACTGACAAACTATTTAAATTATATTGAAATCTATTTTCATCTATTAATGCTGCTGCTATCATTGTATCTATGATTGGTCCGTTGACCGTGACCCCTGATGCTTCTAACCAACCTACATCGTACTGAGCATTATGAAATACTTTAGCACAAGGAAGTGCACATACATCCTTCATATATTTTTTTACTTGTTCAGGTATCATGTTACCACCACCTAAATGACCAAACGGAAAGTATCCTTGCCATCCATCAACGGCTACTGCAAAACCTACAATCTCTCCTTTACCTAAAGCCCAACCAGCTCCAAGCTTTTCATTAATACCATCATCTCTAGTTTCTAGGTCAATTGCTATCTCAGTTGCACCAGATAGATCTTTATATTCTGATGGTGTGTTCCACATTGATTTCTTAAATGTTAGGGTAAGTTGTAGTCCGTTCATATAATTTACTTTTGTTTTGTTTTAATGATCTTAAAAATTTAAGTTCTTTATTTCGTTTATCTAAAATAGCTTCATTCAAATTGTTCTGATAAATACCTGCATCTACTAAAATACTATCTTTACTTGCATTGTGGATTACAGACTTAGGTAACCATATACAATAACCATTCTCTAATTTTATACGAATAGCTTTTCTAGTTTGTGTTACTAACACATAGTTTCTAATTGCTCTCATTTACAAATCTTTTATGTACCTTCTTAATAAATTGTTTAACAGCACAGGGACCACAATAATAAATTTTATTCTCTATTATGACTGCATCCTTATCACACTTACTACACTTTATTTTTTTTTTCATCTTTCAAATGTTGTTTCTCTAATTCACAGTAATGAATAATCTTATCTATATCTTCTATTGTTTTACCTTTGAATAAGTATCTGCATACATATTTAATTACATTTGCTTGAAAAGGATTAAGACCATTCTTTCTTATAAAAGTCCATGGTTGAATAATAAACGATTGGTAGTGAGATCCTCCAATTTGTTTTTCATCAGCATCTTTAGCTTCATCAAAAATTCCGTTATTTGTCATTTTTCTCCTGGACATAAATTAAATAGTCTGACCCAATTGGGTAGTTAAACTTATAGTCTGTTCTTAATAAATGTAAAGTTTTTCTTGCTCTTGTTGCACCGGTGTACCAAACCTTACGTTCATCACTTTTTTCTTGTTTGTTTTTATTTGCATAGTCAGATGGGTAATTACCTTTACTATAAAGTACAACATGATTTGCTTCACCACCTTTAACACTATGTATTGTATCTATTGTTATTAATGGATCCTTATCTAATTCTTTTTGTCCATATCTTCTTAATAATCTTATAAAGTGTCTTACTTGTCTTGGTTTAAAATTTCTTCTTAATATCCAATACCAAGGTTTATTTTTTTGTGTGTCTTCTAATGTTAGACCACACCATTCTTTTAAAGTTTGAAAGTCATACTCTCTTAGGTCTGGTTCGTTCCTCCAAAATTTATCCAATCTAAATGCAGGGTCATCAAGTTCTCTTATATACTTAACCATATTACGTGCTGCTCTCTTATCTATTTTTTTATTCATACTAATAGTTGTCCAAGCTTTAATAGCTTCCCATTGCTTCTGATCAAAACACTTGGTGCCCTTATTGTCTTTGTAATATAAACCTGCATCCTTAGCTAACATTCTAAGTTCATTTACAGTTTCATTAATACGACCTAGGATGTACCAATCTTCTTTTAATGACTCAAAAGGTATTTCTTTAAATGATAAATAACTTTTAACAGATCCTTTAGATTCTCCTGGTTGATATTCTTTCTCCTCACTATCTCTTATCCCTCTTCTTATTACTTGAGAGAACCTGTGTATTGCTTCTCCAAATCTTTGAGTCTTTCTTAGTTTTACTTTTCTACCTGGAAAGAACTTAGTAAAATATTTTGGATCAGCTCCATTCCATTTGTATATGGCTTGATCATCATCTCCTGCAAGATATATCCTATCTACTTTAGGTGTCATCTTATATAACACTGACCATTGTAACGGGGTGCAGTCCTGTGCTTCATCTAATATTAAAACTTTTAATGGTGGGAAGTCTACTTCTGTTATTGCTCTTTGAATCATATCATCAAAGTCTATGAATGATCTCTCTCCTCCACCTGTCTTATAATGTTCATAAGTATCTATCTTTCTTTTAAATACTGTAAGTGAATCTCTTTTATAACTCTCCATCTTGTATGCTTCTTCTGGATCAATTAATAAATTCCTAGCTTTACTATAAACTCCTAATGACCAATCCTTATACATAAAGTTATCATCTGCTAATCTCTTGTCTGAAGATTTAATTACCTTAGTCTGTAATGCAAAATCAATTGTACAATCTTTAGGATCAAATACTTCTTCTGGAAAATATCTCCTACAATAAGTATGTAGTGTTTTAAATCTTGAGAAGTCTTCAGTAGAATAATTTGGAAAAGACTCCATGGCTCTTCTCACTGCAGTATTAACAGCTTTGTTAGTAAAAGATAAATAAGCAATATCATTTGGCTTAATACCTTTTCTTAAATAACTTTTAAGAACCTTTTCAATCAGTGTGTATGTTTTACCTGTACCTGGAGGACCAAAGATCTTTACTGTTTTATGGTAAAGATCTTTAAGTATTTTAAGTTCTAAACTTTCCTGTGTGGAATTCGTCATCCATCTCCGATACAGTTTTTGTTGTTTCTTTTTTTTCTGCTACTTTGTAATCAACAAACTTAGGCATCATAACTGACCATACATTCTTAACACCTTCATGATAATCATGTCTATCACAACTAAGTAGGTTCAATGCTTCACTAGCACTTTTAAATGTTTTATCATTACCTAAAAACTTTTCAAAAGTAATCTTCTTGAAATAACAAATGTTTGTTGTTGAGTCTAGTATAACATAATTATCTTTAAGTTTTTCAAAGTCATCTTCTTCAATATGACTCTCAAAGAATTTTTTAAGAAAATTATATTTCTCTTCACCAAGTGTATCCTCAAATTTCATCTTCTCATTCTCTACTGCTTTTCTAACTAATGTAGCCATAAGCATTTCAAATGGAGATGGTCCCGACTTAGGTTTAGGTAATGTCATCCAATAGATACCATATCTAAGTAACTTAACTCTAAAAGATTTTTCATCTTTCATATCTTCTGGATTAATTATTATTTTTTCACCTTGGAACTTAAATGTATACTCAATTGATTTAGTGGATCTAATAAACTCTACATCTTCAAAGTCATCAATCATATCTGGTACTTGCGAACCAATACCAAGCTTTCTCAATTTACATAAGTCTTTATTACATATAGGTGTAATTGCATTAAGCTTAGGTGGACACTTATAATTATAATCTTTTTTAACAACTGATTTAGCAACAGATGCCTCAACTTCTTTTGGATCCATTGGTGTTACAAATAACTCTTGATTTCTTTTTTGTAATATATCACTCATATCTTTTGCATTAATATTACCGTCAGCTTTTTTCATCTCCAAAACACCAACGTTGTAAAGTAAATCATTCCTGTGACTACCAGACCATTTATCCATAATCATTTTTTGAACACAAGGAGGATAATCTTTCCAATCACTCTCTGGTTCATATTCTTTTACTTTTAGATTATTAAGTTCTTTTAAGGATATTGTTTTATTCTTAACCATTTCTAAGAATGCACCAATCATTACTGGTGTATTCTGATCATTATAAGCAAACTCAGTTGTAGCATTCATATTGAAGTAAGGCATATTCATACACTTATTCATTGGAAATACTTCTAATGCCTGAAAGAAATTTTTATTCCATTCATTTAGTTTTTTCAAAACATCTTTAACTGAATACCAATCGTCTAAGAATAAAAATAAATGTAGGCCACCAGACTTAGACCTTACCGGTACCAATGGTAATTGATTATCTCTTAATATATCTATAACTTTTTTTTGTGAATAATCTTTGTAACTTTGTGGGTCTATATCTATACATCCCCATTTGCATACATCACCTTTCTCTGGTTGTGTTCCTATTCTTTGTTTACCTTCTAAATGATTTTTCCATAATTCAAGAGTAATTGGTTTATGTATCGTAAGACACTTAACCTCAACCTTACCTCTCTCATCTACTCCTCCAGTTGGAGAAGTAGTGAGATAGAGATTAGAATTACCCTCAAATATCTTTAAGAGTTTTTGCTCCATGATTAATTAAAATGGAGTTGCTTCTTTAGTAGCTTGATTGTTACCTTGAGATTGATTCTCTTGAGAGAAATCTACTTTTCCAAAGATATCACTTGTCATTGCACTTTTGTAAAATGCTTGAGTGCTCTGCAATGTTTTAAGATTTTTATCCGTTGATAAAATT